GCTTGTGTGCCAATTGCAACGGCTTCAGCAAGTTGATCAGTCATACCTGCTTGGTAACCGATGGCTACACCGTTTGTCCCTTGACTAGTATTTCCTGAACTGATGCCAATTGCTATTGCACTTGCACCTTGAGTTGTTTGCCCTGCCGTGTAGCCAATTCCGATTGCCGCAATGCCCTGGTTAGTATCGCCTGCACCAAATCCAAGTGCAATGCCATATGTACCTTGGTTAGTAAAACCTGCACTATTGCCTAATGCTATATTATTGTCGCTTGTTCTTAAACTTGCTGTTTCAATGTCGCCAACAATCTTACTATTAACACCGTCAACTAGTAATGTACTATCATCTCCAAACACACTACCTGTAACATCGCCATCAACGTTGCCATTAACATTGCCAGCTAAGGTTCCGTTAAATATTTTGTTAGTTGCATCTACTATTCGTGTGCTGCTATCGTTTGAGAATACACTACCCACATGGTCGCCTTGCGTATTACCTACAAAAAGATTACCGCTGAATGCAGACAAGTCTGGCTTGTTAGTTAAGTCGTCGTAGTCCCCGCTAAACTGTGTGTCGTCTAAGTACACAGAAAGGTCTACACTATTGCCGTTACTAATACTAAGCGTGTCGCCTACTAGAGCAAGTGTCTGTGCATCCGTGTTTATATCACGAGCATACAGATCATCAAAATTATCATTTACTTTGTCAAACGCAGAACGAATACTTTCACCGTCTCCAGTTAATTCACCTGTTCCTAAATTGATCGTTTGCTTTGTCATCTATTACGCCCTTAATGGTTTAATCTTATACTGTTAACTGTGCCGTCGGTCCAATTACTAACATATGCTCTTACCCAAACATAGTTTCCAGTAAAATTATAGTTTTTAGTATTAGTTGTAACACTAGTATATTCTATAGATGTAATACTTTGAGTTGCAACTAAACCAGTAGTGTCAACACTTTGTCTACCGGAGTCTAAAACTAAAGTAAACCAGTCAGCTTCTACTGGGTTAGTTGCAAGTGTTCCTTGCATAGCCACTTTCCCAATAAACCCTGCTAGGTCTACTTGTACTGTATGGAAACCATCACTACGTCCGTAGTAACCGTCGCCTTTGAATTTCTCCCCAGTGATGACAGTATTTGCACTGTCTCCTGGGTGCGTATTTGCTGATAAGATTGTTTCACTGTTTGCCATATAACTATTTATCAATATTTGTATTGTATACTAATTTGTCTATTCGCGACAGTTTACCAACAAATAAATTTAATAGTTGTATTATCTTATCATCTCTAGCATAAAAATACATACCTCGAACGTAACCTCCGCGTTCGATAGTTTCTAAACACGTATTACCTGCTTTAACTTTGTCAGAATTATTTCTAATCCAGTTGGCTAAATTTTTATCACAAGAATACCCCAATGTAACTTTATATAGATAGTCGGCAGGGCGATTAACTAAAATAATATTTTTATCCAGTATAGATACGTTACCAGCTTTGGGTTCCCATAGTTCTTTAGAAGATTTAATCTTTAAAGCTAGCATCGCTAACCAATCGTAATTATGTGAGTATATTTGCATATATGGATTAGATATACGAAGTTTAAAATCACGTTGTTTACAAAACTCTATGTAAATATTTTTAGCTTCAAAGAATGTATCAAGGTCAACTGGATACTTATATCCATACGAGCCCCTTGTTAGGGGCTCGTTTGAATCGTATTTTTGTTGTAATACATCTAGTTCTTCTTTCGCATTTGAAAGATTTTTATCTCTAAACAAATACGAAAGTCCGTTTACTACAACTAGTTTATATAGATACTCGTCATAAAACAGTTTAGTAGTTTCACACTTGATCAACAGTTTCATTAACTTCCACCTTGAGTACAATAGCATTGTCAACTACATCAATAGTCAAATTGCCTCCGTCTTTAAGTTTTCCAAACAGTAGTTCTCTTGCAAGTGGCATTTTAATTTCTTTATCAATAACACGTTGCAACGGACGAGCACCCATCTTAGGATCAAATCCTTTGTCTACTAAGTAGTCAAGTGTTTCGTCAGTAATAGAGATTTTAACACGTTTGTCTTTAACTTGGTCTTTAAGTTCAACAAGGAACTTACCAACAATTTTAAGCATGATCTCTTTACCAAGTTTAGCAAATGTAATCACACCGTCTAAACGATTGCGGAACTCTGGACTAAAGAATTTCTTAAGAGCTTTATCTTCGTAAGAATTATCTTGGAAGTCTCCGCCGAAGCCGATGCTATTCTTCTCTGAATCAGCAGCACCTAAGTTAGTAGTAAGGATTAGTACACAGTTACGTGCATCTGCTTCTTTACCATTAGATCCTGTGATCTTACCATTGTCCATAATTTGCAACAAAATTTGACTAACATCAGGGTGTGCTTTTTCAATCTCGTCTAGTAGTAATACACAGTTAGGATTTTCTTGCAACTTAACAATAAGTTGTCCTGCACTATCTTCGTGACCAACATATCCTGGAGGCGACCCAATCAGCTTACTTACACTGTGTTTCTCTTGATATTCACTCATATCAAAGCGTACAAGTTTAACACCTAGGTTAGTAGCAAGTGCTTTTGCAGTTTCAGTTTTACCTGTACCAGTTGGACCCATAAACACAAAACTACCAATAGGCTTGTCTGCTGATTTTAACCCTGCTTGTGCAACAAGAATCTTATCAACAATACTTTCAACTGCCTTATCTTGCCCGTATACTTGACGTTTGATGTTACGTTCAAGATTAGCAAGATTTTCAGTTTCTCTTTCGCTTACTTGTTCTTCAGGCAAGTTAACTGCTTTAGCAAGTTCGTATTGGATCTCAAATGCATCCACAATTTTATCACCGATTACTTCTTTCAGATTAAAACGTGAACATGCTTGGTCTATTAAATCAATTGCTTTATCAGGCAGCTTCTTATCTGCTTGATATTTTACTGAAAGTTTAATTGCTTCGTCAATCGCTGCTTCAGTAATAGTAGTTTTATGATAGTCTTCGTAATACTTTTTAAGACCAAGCAAGATATCTTTAGTCACACTTGCTGTAGGCTCATCAACTGTAACACGTTGGAATCGACGCATCAATGCACGATCCTTTTCAAAGTACTTGCGATATTCTTCCCAAGTGGTAGATGCAACAACTTTAATGTTACCTTTGCTCAATGCAGGTTTTAACATGTTAGCAAGGTCATTAGCACTATTACCTCCGCCCGCGCCTGCTCCGCTAATCATGTGTGCTTCGTCAATAAACATAATAGTTTTGCCTTTTTTCTTTAAGGCTTGAAGGACTAGTTTAAAACGTTCTTCAAAGTCACCACGATATTTACTACCAGCAAGCATACTACCAATGTCTAGATTATAAACATTGTAGTCTTGTAGGAATGCAGGAACAGTTTTCTGTTCAATATTAAATGCTAGGCCTTCTGCAATAGCAGTTTTACCTACACCCGGATCACCAACTAGCAATACGTTGTTTTTATTACGACGACCTAATGCAAGAGCAATTGCATCCAATTCTTCTTTACGTCCAATAACTGGATCAATAGTTTTCTTTTTAACTTCGTCGTTGAGATTAGTTGTAAATGATCGCAGAGCTTTAGCTGCTGCACCGCTCATTTCTTCTTCTTCTTCTTCGACTTCCACTTCGCTACTTAGATAGCTAGCAAACTTATCCTTGACAATACCTGCTTGATCACAGTAGAATGCTGCGTGGGATTTCTTCTCACTGATAATGCTTAACATCACATCGCTTAGTTCAATATGACTACGACCATTAAACAGCGTCTGTGTAAACGCACGATTCAAACAGCGTTCGACAGTTTGTGTCTTCTTAGGTTTAAATTTTTCAACTTCTGTTTTAATGTCGTCGCAACTATTTTTTAGATAATGTTCTAGATTAGATTTTAGATAATCAGGATCAGCACCGAACCCTTTAACTAGATTGTAAAAGTTTTCACTGCACAACATTGAGAACAACAAATGCTCTAGTGTAACATATTCATGTTTTAATTTCTGAGCATCTTTGACAGCCTTATCAAATACTAGTTGTAGATCTTTACTTGGTTCAACCATTTGCATGTTCCTTTATTAATTTCTTTTGTTTCTTCTTAGCCATTGATAATTTTAATTTACTTGTTCTATCAGTAAATTCAATTCCTTGAAGATGATCATATTCGTGTAAGAAGCAACGTGCATCTATCCCACTAAACTGTAGTATACACTCTTTTGCATCAATGTCAAGAAACTGCGCCACCAAACGTTTAGGTCTATTAACATTTAATATTAATCCTATGTGACTTAAACATCCTTCTTTCCCTGTAACTGTGTCTTCGCTAATTTCTAATATAACAGGATTAATTACTGCAAAAGGTTTAGTAACTTCTGCATGTTCAACGGGTCTCATAACAAAAATCTGTGCATCTAATCCAACTTGATTAGCAGCAAGCCCGAGGCCATTCTTTGCCATCATTATTTGACACATCTCTCCGGCAATTTGTTTAGCATCCATTGTTTCAAATTCAAAAGGTTTTACAGCCTTGTTTAAAAAATCATTAGGAGAGCTTATTAATTTCATCTTTTATATCCTTTAGTCTTTGTAATATTTCTTCGTCTTTTATTTTTGGAATGTCTGCTTCAACTTTGATATGTGCATTACCTGGCCTTCTTGTATTTACATTAGGCACACCTTGTCCTGATATACTAAAGACTGTTCCGGGCTTAGTTCCTTTTGGTATAGTTAAACTAAAATGCTTATTTGCAGGGGTTGATATTTCTATGTTAGTTCCTAACATTAAATCAAATACAGAAATGTTTTCTGTTGTAATAATATTATCATTATCTCTAGTCCACTTTGGATGAGGTTGAACTTTAATATTAAGAACTAAGTTTCCTCTTGGCACTTGCGGGAAACTATCATCTCCCATACCACCAAATCGAACACTATCATTTTGTTTCACGCCTGGCGGAACAGCAGCATCTAGTATTTCTGTTTTTCCGCTAGGAAGTCTATATTGTATGTTAACAGCTTTTCCAGTAAACAATTCTTCAAATGTCAGTCTATATTCTATTGTAACATCTCTATTGCGGGGTTGTCTACTCTGTTGGCCACCAAACCCAGGATTTGTGCTATATTGACGGAACAAATCTTCAAACGAACCTGTATTACCCCCAGCATTAAATCCTCGACTATTATTAAATTTAGGTTGAGGATTGTCGTATTCTGAACGTTTTTGCAGATCACTTAGTGTAGCATACGCTTCTTGAATTTGTTTGAACTTAGTATCATCACCGCCATTGCGATCAGGATGGTGCTGCATCGCAAGTTTGCGATATGCTTTTTTTATTTCTTCTGGAGTAGCGTTGCGAGCAACACCTAAAAGTTTGTAATAGTCCATGCAATTACTTATCGTACGGACTATTACATTTAGTTAGTAATGATTACTTGTTTGTCATTGCTTCTTTAGCATAGAACGCTGCTACAATTGCCGCAACAGATACAAAGTAAGTAGGTGCCATTCCGCCTAGTGTAGTTGCTGCTTCGTTGAGACCCATGAATACTGCACCTACAACTGCAAACGGGTATAGTAACATACCAAATAATGCAAACCATGCCATGTTACGCTGTGCATCACGCATAGCATCTTGATCTTCTAAACGCTTGCGTTTAAACTCTAGATCCATTGCTGCTTCAGCTTTGGTAATATGTCCATCACCGTTTGCATCCATAGTGGTTGCAACTTCACTGTCCATTGTAATTGTTTTCTTCTCAGCCATTATTTCTTTTCCTCGAGTTTGTTAAGACGTGCTTCGAGCTCGTCGATCTTTTTAGTAACATGAGGATATTTTTGACGCCACGCATCTTCAGGTTGGTCAAACCAAGTCAAACTGTATCGATCTCTTAAGAAATCTAATAGTTGATCAAACTTAGCATAGCACCATAAGCCTGCTCTAGTGTCTTTAAAATAAGCTAAGAATGCCGCTCCAAGAAGTGATCCTAGTATTGCTGTGTATATCCAGAGAGTATCTCCAAATATCCTATCGATCATTTCAATCATTAATCGCCCCCATTGCTAACGTATAACGCCCTCACGTTATATGCTATTATTTAGTTGTTATTATACTCTAAAACTTTTACCTTAGCTGATCAATTCATATCGTGCAGTTGCTTTATTAAACATCACCAACCCCTGTTTTACTAGGGCAAAGACAATACTCTCAGATT